GCAAAAACACATACCTGCACTGCAAGCTGTGGGCGACACTCTTCTGAGTGTTGGTGTGACCATTGAGAGAATGATAATCTGTGCTCTCGTGGTGGTGGTATTGTATCTGGGTGCGGCCAAAGCTACCAGACCGATGCTACCAGCAAGTTCTTTGCAACAAGTGCTGATCGCCGCCCCCTTGGAAACAATGCTCGTCCAAGCGTCCCCATACCTCATTCCTGTCCTAGCTATCGTGGATGTCTGGGGTGACTGGTATTGGTTACCCCTACACCTGTTACTCCACACCACGTTCTATGTGGTGCCTTTGCCCCTGGGAATAGCTTTGCACTTGTTCTGGAACTGGTCGACAATGAGACCAGCTGCGAGGCTGACTACGCTGGCGCATGATTTAATTCACCCATCAGCGACCCCAGGTTTGCACATAGAACCGATCTGCACAGAGTATTTACCGATCAAGCCACTTCGACCAGGTGCGGTGTTCATACCGCCACCCATACCACCCTGCAACTCGCGAGGATGCGGGGGTTACTATTTGGCTGGGCCACGCTTGAGTATGGCACGTGTCTTCTGCTACCGAAGCTGTTGTCATAACATGTCGCGGGCTGCGTGTCATCGTATGGGGGGAGTGGGTAAACGCTTCGTGGGTGTGGAAGACCACGAACGCGAGTTGAGCGATATCGAGACCTTTTGGAAGCATGTTGACGTCCGAGTCACATGGTGGTTGCGCAATAATCGAGAAGATATGCAATGCCACATCAAACGTCCACCAGCCAAAAGGTTGAGCGTCGAGCAATGGCTCCGCCGGTATCCCAAAGCGCAGAGGAACAAGATGCGAGAGAGGTGGTACTCGACCTCACCGTCACGAATGAAGATGGCCTATGGTTGTTTTGTGAAAAAGGAGAAAACAACCGTCGTGACGAGGCATGACACTTTTTCCGACCCAAATGACCATCTAGGGTGTCACACATTTTCCAGGGATATACCGGATCCGAGGGGTATATCGTGCCCGCCCGAAGCGGTGAGAGTGGAAATGGGCCCGGACTGCGACTACTACAACAGACTACTCCAAAACGAGTTCAATGGTAGAGTCTTCTACGCGATAGGCGTGAGCTCTACAGAACTGGGGGAGTGGGTGGACATGGCCATGCAACGGTGGTCATGGGCGGTCGCGGTGTGTGGGGATGACACATTGGTCTTCGAAAAGGC